GCTACAGCCAGTGTTACTGCTGGCGGCGTGATGGCCGCAGCGATGGGCGTCGGTGTGGCCGCGGCCGTCGGGATGGCCGCTGCTGCTGCCACAATGATGGCGGCTGCAGTCATCATGGCGGGGGTGGATGTCGGTCTCGGTCTCTTCGGTCTCCAGCATGGCGGCGTCGTGATGAAGCCGACGGTAGCCTTGCTCGGCGAAGCGGGGCCGGAGCGGGTGATTCCCCTTACCGGCCCCCACGCAGGCTGGGATGGGGCGGGCTTGGGCAGTCCCGTCGTCCTGAATCAGCGCGTGAACCTCTCGGTTGACTCTCTCGACGAGTCTGGCATACGCCGGTTGATGCGTCGGGGCCTTGGCGCTGTGGGGCACGAAGTCTGGCGGGCGAGAATGCGACGCGGAGGGGGCAGGAGGTGATACCGTGAGTCTGCCACCCATCAAAGAGTACCCCCATATCTTCGGTCCCGACGAGTACGAATGGGCCGAGCAGATATCGGCCGGCTTCCTGTCCCAGTTCGGCAGCGGCCGTTCTGTCATCGACGCGATGAGCGACCAGAGCGCGGAGCAAGATGACTACGTGCAGGACACGCAGGGGGCGCGCGTCATCGCGAGCGACGAGGCGGCGCACACCGCCGACGTGGTGATGTTCGCGGATGAAGTCTGCTTGGCGCATCAGGAACTCACGAACGACCCGGCGCTCCTGCCGGACTACTTCGCGCTGGACGCCAACCCGGCGAACTCGCCGCGGCATATGGCATGGCGGTTCACGGCGGGCCACAATGCTATTCCGAAGTTCCTTGAGCTCCAGCTTCGCTGCCAGAGCGACCTCGCGGTAGTGGCCGCGGGCCGGGCATGGGTTGCTATCTACCGCGACAATGGCATGGGCACCGCGCCGGGGGCGCTGCTGGTCACGATGGATTCCCGTGTGGGTGCGCGCATCCCGAATAGCACCTGGATTCTCTGCCTCCTATGGGCTGATTGGGAGGTGACGCTGGTTGCGGGCACGCGGTATTGGATCGCCGTCTGCACCTCAGACCCGATGGGGAGTGGGGGCCAGTGGGGTACGACGGACATGTGGGTGCGGCGGCGCGATGATGTGTTCCCCCTCTTCGCCGACCCCACTGTCATGGACACGGCGAGCGATGACTTCCCGAGCGGCGGGGCCTACTCCTCGCATGTTGACCGGCGGCCCTGGTTCCGATTGTATGAGTGCCGACACACCCTGAACGATGTACCCATGGCGGAGAACGCTACTGCCCCGAGCCGAGGGGAGCTCGTGTCCATGCGGCGCATCCAAGGCATGCATCCACAGCGGGAGATCATCGGCCCGTTTGCCGGACAGACGGCGGGGCGAATCTATACGACTCCGCGGACTGGCGGCGGGGCTGGGAGCTTCCAAATCTTCACCCCCGGCAGCATCCCCTTCGCGGGCGCGAGCGGGGTACTGACTGAGGATAACCCGAACCTGTTCTGGGATGACGCGGCCAACCGGCTGGGGATCGGGACGAATGCGCCGGCTACAGCCCTCCATGTTTATGGGGCCGCCAACATCAGGGCAACCATAGAGGCTACCGACAGCGCATCGTATGCCATCTATGTCCTGGGCACGGACAATTCGACTACGGCCGCCTTTATAACGGCCTACGGTTCGACTCATGCAGGGCAAGCAAACGAACTCGCATTCAAGAACAACTACGGCCTGATCGCCTTCTACCCGGGTACCGCGGGTGCAACAACCCGCCGGATGGCACTGACGAACACGCCGCAACTTCTCGGCAGCGATGGAGTCGTGGCGAGTCCGTTCTATTCATTCGCCACGGAACTGGGTATGGGCATGTACCGCGTCGCCCTGAACCAACTCGGCTTGGCGGCAGGCGGGGTGCTGGCGCTGACCCTAACGAATACGCCGCAGGCGCTCCTGCGAGATGGAACCGCTGCACTCCCCGGTTTGGCATTCGGGAGCGAGACTGCCCTGGGCATCGGGCGCGCGGGGGCAGGCACGGGTGGTCTCGCGGCGGGCGGGGCCTATCAGTGGTACTGGACAGCAGGTGCGTTCCATCCCGTGCTCGACAACACAGAGACGCTTGGGATTGCGGGGGCAGGCATCGCAGGACTCTACTTCTCGCTGGCAAATGCGGTGGCCTTATTGACGGCCGGGGAGATGCGCGCTTACAGCGTTGAGAGAAGTGTAGACTGGTCTTGGGGCCAGCAGATCCGCGGCGGCGGCCGCCTGACCACGAAGGACACGGTCGCCAGCTTTGACGGCGCGGCTGGCAACTTCGACAGCGGCGTAATCGCCTCGGGGTCTTTCGCTAGACGGAAGACTTGGAGCTTCCGGGCTTCCGGTCAAGTGTTTCTCAGCGGTGCCGTCGTGCCAACGATTGATGTCCAGTTGCATGATACCGTTGGGCTGGTCGCATCCCTGGTTTCTACGGCGTGTGGCGGCGGACCAGCTGGCGGCGCGGACTGTGCATGGCAAGTCGAGGGGATGATAACTGAGTATGCGACCGGAGAATGGGCTGTTGACGGTTGGAAGATCGCGGCCGCCAAGCGAACCGGCCCTATCAACAACCAAGACATTAACCAATATGTGATGGGCGGTACGGTGCCAGTCGCTCGCAATGCGGGCCGCAACCATTTCATCCGAATCGCCTTCACGAACTGTCAGGCCGTCGGGACCACGTACTGCTACCAGTTAGCCGGGGGCGTCAATGTCATCTGAGCATTGGCGAGACGCCGGGGATCTACCCTCTGCCGCGCGACCACGACCCCGTCCTGGTTCGCCCTGCCGGCCACCCATACTGAACACTCGCGGGTGGCGTTTAGCCTCCCGTACATCGACGGCGGCCTGAGGAACCAGGAGGGCGATGAGAATTGCGGCGAGGAAAATCAGCAGAAACAGTCCGACGGTAAGATGCCTCATCGTTCCTACCTCGCCGCCCATTATAGCACAAAGGAGATGAACCCATGAGCAAGCGAAAGACGAAGGACGAGATGGCCGCGAAGGCCACCAAGGCCACCAAGGCCGCAGAGGCGCCGCCCGCGCCGCCGATGCCGACCGGGCAGGAACGACTTGAGCGTGTGGTCGCCTTCATGCGAGAGGAGGGCGTGGACTTCCGGGCCCTTCCATTCCGCATCCTGGCGGGCATGCAGGGCACGTTCATTGCCGATGTGATGGCGGTAGACACTCGCACGGGCCGGCCCCTAGAGCGGGGGTGAGGGCGTGTGGGGGCGCGGGTTCAAGGGCCACATCCGATGCGAGGTCTCGCCCGCCCCGCGTCATTCGGAGTGAGTCCTGTTCCCTACGCCAAGCCCGCGCCCCCGACCAAAGAGGAGAGACGGTATGGACGAACTCGGCGAACCGAAGCGGTGTGGCGGGTGCGGCCATGTGGTGGTCTGCTCGTGCGTGACCTGCCCGGCCTGCCACCAGCCGAGACTCCGACCCCTCACCGAGGGCGAGCTCGCCGTGTGGGAGTCGGTACGGCAGGAGTGCGAGCCGGAACTGGCGGCCCGGGCGGTGACGGTGCGGTGCGGGATGTGAGGGCCCCTCGGGCGTGTGGGCCCTCCGAAAGTTGTCGACGTAGAAAACTTCTCACCTACGAGGCCCCTCGTGCGTGTGGCGGGAACCCCACAAAGAATCTGAGAGGAAGAAGGAACCGGAGCGGGGACGTGGTATACTGAGAGTGCTATGGGACACCTGGGTATCCCGAAAAGTGTTGATCTAAGAACTGTGGCCCGTCGCGTGTGTGCGGGTGCCGACTCCTACCCAGGTGTCCCGGCGCTCATACTATCGCGGCGGGCCTTCTTTATGGCCTGCCCGGAGAGGACACCTGGGGATGGAAAGGCGACAGCAGGCGACAGAGAAGGGAGAGGACCAGCAGGAGCAGGACGCGCACGAGGATCGCGCACCATACCTCGAAGTCGTGACGGACTGGGTGAAGGCCGTTGATGCGCTCGACACTGAGGACTGGCCGGGCGATGAGTTGCTGGGGATGTGGGAGTCGGACCCTATCCGGCCGAGCGGGTTGCAAGAGCAGCGGTTCGGCATTCTCGGTCCTGTACTGTCCGAGGATGGCTTGAGCATCGGACTAGTGGTAAGCGCGAGGCTGCGCAACTACCTGGGCGCGGACTACGGGCCAGGAGGCTGTAGGTTCTGGCTCTCTCGGGCCGACGCGCAACGGCTCGGATTGGCGCTGCTGAAGCAGGGGCCCTCCGGCATAACGAGCGTCGGCGAGTCGCAGGCGCTACGGGTTCCGCCGGAGATGAGGCTGTAGGGACATGCGGGGCCGGTCGGCCGAGGAACCCTATGCGCCCCGGCGAGACTTGTCTTGACAAGACGGATGTAGTGCCCTACACTGGCGGGGGGTCGGCGCAGATAGGGCACTACAGGAGGCAGCATGGCATTCGTGAGAACGAAACAGGTGCTGGGGCGTCCGCGGTACTACTTCGTGGAGAACCGACGCGAAGGCAGCAAGGTCCGGCAACGTGTTCTGGCGTATTTGGGACAGTGCCGGACATTGGACGAGGCTATCGCCCTACAGGCGGAATACACAGAGCGGCTTCGCGATGAAGTTCTGAAGTGGCGGGGGGACTCGCGGCTTCGGCGGCCTCCAGCCAGATACGCCCGGTGCGTGAGGCAGTCACGGCAAGGGCGGGAATGGGCTGTCTACATGGGAGCGAAGCAACAGCGGGAGAAGGTCCGACGTAGGGTGTCGAGAGCGGGGAACCGGATGCGGCGCCTGAGGGCCGCTAAGGTAGCAGCCAAAGACTAGCATACCGGGGCCGGTTGGCGAGGAAGCTCACCACTCGCCTCGCTGACCGGCCCTCAAAAGGAGTGGTGACGTGGCAAAGACCAAGGACGAGACGAAGACGAAGCTGAGGGCGGCGATCTACACCCGCGTTTCGACGGAACGGCAGGCGGGTGAGGATAAGACCTCCCTCGACATGCAGGTGCGGCGCTGCGAGGAGAAGTGCAAGGCCGAGGACTGGGAGATCATTGCCCACCACCAGGACGCCGGCATATCGGGCGAGACAGTGGACGGGCGCCCTGGTATCCGCAACGCGCTGATCGACGCGGCGGGCGGCAAGTACGACGTCCTCGTGGCCTACACGCAGGACCGGCTCGGCCGGAGTTCGGAGGCGTTCGCGCAGATCGGCGGGACGCTGAAGGCGGCGGGCGTCCTCCTGGCGACGTGCGACCGGGGCCTGGTGGACTTGACCATGCCCGAGGACAGGTTCACCTACAACATCTTCGCGGCCGTCGCCGAGTACGAGAAGGAGCGTATCCGCAAGCGCGTGGCCGACGCCCGGAAGGAACGGCTCGACGCCGCGCGGTTCGCCTCCCGCATGGACCCCTACGGCTACGACTGGAACTCCACGGACAAGCGGCCGGAGGTCAACGAGGCGGAGGCGCCGACCGTCAAGCTGATCTTCGACCTCTGCCTGCAGGGCCTCTCCCTCGTCGAGATCGCCGAGAACCTGAGGGCCCGGGCGATCCCCAGCAGGAGCGAAACGGTGTGGGCGGCCGCGCAGGAGCAGAAGGCCGAGGAGGGCAAGCGGCGCCCGAACCCAAAGCCGTCGCGGCCGTGGGGACCCTCGACCGTCGGCGTCGTCCTCCGCAATAGCTCCTACATGGGCGAATGGATCCTCCAGCAGAAGCCCCTTATCGTGGCGAAGAACCCGCCCCGCGCGATCATAGACCGCGAGACATGGGGACAGGCCCAGAAGGTGATTGCCCGGAACCGGAAGCGGCGCCGGCAGCATCTCACGCGTGACTTCCTGCTCGGTGAGGGCATCATGGTCTGCGGCGAATGCGGCGGGACTATGACGGGCCGGGAGGGGGAGCGCGGGCATCGGTACTACGTCTGCAACCGGGCGGTGCGGAAGGACGAGAAGAGCGAGGCGTGCAATGCGCGGCAGTACATCCGGGCGGAGAGAGTCGAAGATAGGGTCTGGGGCCTGGTCGAGGAACTGGTGGAGAATCCCGAGGCGGTCGAGGCGTACCTGAAGGATGCCAAGGAGGTCAACGTCGCGGGACTCGAAGAGGAGAAGGCGCGGATACGCGACAAGGCCGCAGGCGAGAAGACGAAGCGGAAGCGCCTCCTCAAGATGCACGTCGAGGGGTACATGCCAGCCGAGGAGTTCAAGGCCTGGGCAGACGACTTCGCCGACGACCAACTCGGGCGGGAGATTCGGTTGCGGGAAATTGACCAGGCCCTCGCCGAGTACGATGCGCGGAGCCTGACGGTGCGGACGGTGCAGCGGGTCCTCGCTGATATCTCTGACCGCATGGACACACTCAGCGTCGAAGAGCAGCGCGGCGTCCTGAAGCAGCTACTCGTACACGTCACGTTCCGCGGTGCTGACCACGCGAAGCCCGTCCTGGTCGAGTGGGCGGGGGAGGCCATCCTGCCCTCCGGCGCCGGTAGTAGGTTGCGCGTCGGAGCGGAGGAGCGCGCACAAGGTAGCACTCCAGTCGGAAGCGACTCGGGTGAGCAAGCCGGGCGATCTATGCCTCCAGGTCGCCCGGCTCCGCCTTTGGCCGATGGGTTCGACTATGCCCGGATGCAGGCGGAGTTCCCCCTCGGCACGGAACTGCGGACGCCGACGGGTAGGGTCCCGGTCGCGGGAGAAGGGAGTTAGCATGGACACGAAGCGACCACAGGGCCCGCCGCCGGACGAGCGACCGCGGTACGTCATACGGGAGTTCGGGAAGGGGACCAAGCACGCGGAGGAGATCCACGACGTGGCCGGCCTCTCTGGTCCCTTCCACGGCTGGCTCTTTGTGAGCATGCCAGAGAAGGGCATAGACCGTAGGCACCCAGCCGGGCAGATCAAGCTCCGCGAGAGCAGGGACGTGAAGGGGCTTCACCGGGAAATCAAGTATCAACTCGACCGGGCCGAACGCTTGCACGGGGTGCAGGCTGAGCGTCCCGCCTACGTCGAAGTGTGGCAGGGCGATCCCTCGGAGGGGCGAGGGCACCGTGGTCGCGGTCGTCGTGGCCACGGTCGCCGGCCCGCCTGAAATTGTATGAGAAACTGACCAAGAGCGGTATACAAACTGCCGCATAGAGGGTATACTGGAATTGTGATATGAGCGCGGGGCTAGCCAATCCCGCGCTGTCGGACGGCGGAGGCAGATGTAACCCTCCCCGGCCCTGAGGGCGTTCGCGCTCCCTGTAACGTGCAGGGGGCGTTCTTGATGGCCATAGAGAAGGAGCAGTCTCCCCTCAGCGAGGCGATGGAGGCGATCGGCCTTCGGCAGTCGGACCTCGCTGCCCGCCTCGGCGTCTCTCAGGTTTCGGTTTCCCGATGGTGCAAAGGTGAGCGGGCCGCGCCGCGCGCCGCCTTCCTCGCGCTTGGCCTTGATACCGGCGCCGAGCTCGAACGAGAACACCGCCGATGGCTCCGCGAGCACAAAGGCGGTCGGCATGGTGATGCCTTCCTCGTCGAGGCGATCCTCCCGCCAGGCGTGACCCCCGAGCAGGCCCGCGCCGCTGCGCTCGGCGCGATTGGCCGGCTGGCTGAGGCGGCAAAACCGTGAGCGCGCTTGGGCAACCGCAACCGCCCCAGGACCTCGACTCCGAGCAGGCCATCCTCGGGGTGATGCTCCTCGAGCGCGAGGCCGTGGTGGAGGCGACCGCTACCCTCACCGCGGCGGATTTCTACCACGAACCGCATCGCATCCTCTTCGCTTTGATGGCCCACCTCGCCGACGAGGGCCCCCTCGACATAGTGACGGTGCGTGGGCGACTCACTGAACGCGATGAACTGGTAGCCGTGGGCGGGCCTCCATACCTCGCCGAGCTAATCGAATTGGCCCCTACAGGTGCGATGGCGAAGCGATATGCGGGGAACGTCAAGCGCACTGCGATCCGTCGCCGGCGCTGGCTTGCGGCATTGCGCTTCAGCGAGAACCCGATGGACGCCGAGGCGGAGATCGCCCTAGCTGACGCGTTCTCAGAGGTAGAGCGGGCCGTCGAGGCGGTAGGGTGGGCGGAGGTCGCGGACACGTCGCCGGATATCGGCTGGCTCGTGGAGGGCCTTGCCTTTCGAGGTGGGCTGACCATCCTCTCGGGACCGGGCGGCGCGGGGAAGTCTTACCTCGCCCTCGCCCTCGCCCATGCAGTCGCGAATGGATCGCACTGGCTGGGACAGTTCCCGGTGAAGGAGTCAGGCCCGGTCGTCTACGTGGATGCGGAGCGCGGCCGCCTGCTCATGGGCCGGCGTCTGCGTGAGATCGAGGTCTCCGCCGGGCGGCCCAGCGATGTCCACTTCGTCTTCCGACCCCCGAAGCTCGATCCAGCCTTCCTGCGTTCCCTGGCGCGGGAACACAAGCCCGCGTTGATGGTCCTCGATTCCCTCTCCCGCCTCCTGCCGGACGGCGTAGACGAGAACTCCAATGCCGCGATGACGGTCGCCCTGGAGTCGGTCCGGTTCGTGGCCGAGGAGTTCGGGACCGCCCTCTGGCTTCTCCACCACGACCGCAAGCCGCAGGCATTCCAAGACAACGCGGGCGCTGCTCGGGTGCGGGGTGCCTCTGCCATCGTGAACGTCGCCGACGTGGTCCTCTGCGCTTCCCAGGACGCGGAGGGGCGGATCATCGTCCAGACGGCAAAGACGTGGTTCGGGGACCCTATCCCCACCTTCGCGGCCCGCTTCACGCAGGACCCGGACACGGATGCTGTCGCCCTCCTCTTCGACGGGCAGCTCGAAAACCGGGCGACACAGACGGAACTCTGCCGACAGATCGTGCTCGAAGCCCTCGCACAGGGCGCCCGGACCCGACAGGAACTCTTCGTGCTCGTCGAGCGGCAAAGCGTGGGCAGGCGGACGGCGATAAGAACACTCGCCGACCTTGAAAAGGCAGGGCAGATCCAACCCGGTAACCGGGGTAAGGAACGGACATGGTCGCTCGCCCAGTAAGCAAGGTACGAATGCCATACGTGTGCCAAGACGTGTGCCACCCGAAAAGCTACGAATGCCAAGTGCCAAGTGCCCCTATAGGGAAACCGATGGCACTCGTTCTCACTCCTACGAATGCCATACGTGTGCCATACGAATGCCATGCTGGCAAGGCCCCGGGAACCGGCGGGAACGCCGCCCTTTTGAGGGGGCGGCACCTCCGCCATGCGGGTTCCCTGCGCGACGGATGGCCAGGGAGGCTGAGGGTATGAGCACAGTGATGCGTCAGGGAGTCACCGATACGCCCGGCGCGGCATTCGTGGACGTTGTCTTCCATGACGGGAACGGGTCTTCTACCCTTTCCGAGGTCTGGAAGTGGACGAAGGAGGGCATGGTCTTGCTCTACGTCAACCGGGAAACGCTCGACAGACACCTGGTCTATGACCGGAATGGAAACGTGCCGGGCCCCCTGCCGGGAGAGGTGCAGGCGTGATGGATGTGAGGCGCTACAAGAGGCGCAGGGGAAGGCGGGCCAGTACCCGGACAGGCAGGCCAGAGGGCATTCTGAGGGGTGTGGGGCGCCACTATGACAGGTCGTGTGCTGGTGCGGTGTTTATAACAGGCAGGCCGCTAGTGCGTGAGGTGGTCCTGCCGACTACAGGAGTAGTCAAGTGATCGGCGAGAGTGTGTCGGGTGACGGGCACTGCAAGGCTAGAAACAAGGCGGGCGGGCCATGTCGGGCGCCTGCGATGCGGGGCATGGACTACTGCCTCATGCACGATCCGACAGAGAGTGGGGTGCGGCGGCGGAAGGAGATGCAGACGCGGGGCGGGGCGACGACGACGAACCGGCGCAAGCTCCTATTGGGCATGATCGACTTCAGTTCGGCGACGAGCACGAGGATCTTCTTCGAGACGCTGGCGAGGGCCTGCCTTCGGGGAGAGGTGGCGCCGGCCCTGGCGCGGGACACGGCGGCGATTGCGAAAGAGGCCGTGCTGGTGCGGCAGGGCGAAGAGGCTGAGGCACGTCTTTCCGCGGTCGAAACGGCACTCCAGGCGCTGGTAGAGCGGCGGCCGCGGCAGGCAGGGGGTGAGGCAGTATGAGCGCGCTTCCTCGGCGTCTGGGGGCGATAGAGGGGCTGCTGGAGGCCTTGGCGAGCGAGGACGAACTGCGCGAGCGCGATGCTGGGCGCTATGACTGGCGGGCGACGGCGCGGCCGGAGCAGATCGAGCCCGATGGCGACTGGACCGTTTGGCTCCTCCTCGGCGGTAGGGGGTCGGGCAAGACCAGGGCGGCGGTTGAATGGCTGAGAGAACAGGCAGCAGAACCTGGTCGGCGCCTGGCGATAGTGGCGCCCGTAGCCAGCGACCTGAGAGACATCTGCGTCGAAGGTGCGAGTGGTATGATCGCCTGTAGTCCACCTTGGTCGCGGCCCGAGTACCAGCCTAGCCTGCGACGGCTGACCTGGGCGAACGGCACAACCGCGCTGTTGGTGTCGAGCGACGAACCCGAGCGGCTGAGAGGCCACAACTTTGACGCGGCCTGGTGTGACGAACTGGCGAGCTGGCGGCGGGGGCGGGCGAGTTGGTCCAACCTGATGCTGTGTCTGCGGCGGGGTGAGCGGCCTTGCGTGGTGGTGAGCACGACGCCGAAGCCAATCTCGTTGATCGGCGAACTGCTGGAGGGCGTAAAGTCAGGGCGAACGGCGCTGTCGCAGATGAGCACATGGGACAACGAGGCGAACCTGTCGCCGGCCTTCCTCACCGAGATCGCGGGGCAGTACCGGGGGACAAGTCTCGAAGCACAGGAGCTTGATGGGACATACCTGGCTTCCCTACCTGGCGCGTTGTGGAAGTCGGAGGTATTCCGGCATGGCCCTCCGCCCGAGACCTTCGAGCGCGTCGTGGTAGCGATAGATCCCGCGCTGACTAGTGGTGACGAGGCCGATGAAACGGGCGTCATGATAGTGGCGCGGGATGGGAACGGGCAGGGCTGGGTGCTGGGCGATCTCTCTCTGCGCGGCACGCCGGCGCGGTGGGCCTCGGCTGTGGTGCGCGCCTGTCGGGACTTCGAGGCCGACATGATCATCGCCGAGGCGAATGCGGGCGGGGAAATGATCGAACACACGCTTCGCAGCGTGGACGAGGACCTGCCGACGGTCGAACTCGTGCATGTGAGCAAGTCGAAGGCGCAGCGGGCAGAGCCGATCTCGCTGCTATATGAACAGGCGCGCGTGACGCATTCGGCAGACGCCGACCTGGAGGACCTCGAAGAGCAACTCTGTTTGCTCGCTCGGGACGGGTACGGCGGTGCGGGTTCACCCGACCGGGCAGACGCGGCGGTGCTGGGGCTCACCTATCTGAACTTCGGGGATGGCGCGAGGTCAACCCTATCAGTGCCGACACAGGAACAGCAGGACGAGCTCTTCGCCGACCTGTACCTCGGGCGCTGGTGGGAGATTACATGAGGGCACGGCCATGAGCGGACACATCAGGCGACCGGCGTGGGGAAGGTGCGCGTTGCGTTGCGGCCTGTTCAGCGAGGAGAAGTGCGGGCGCTGTCCGATACCGGGGGAGCGGGGAGAACCGCGGTGCCCGATATGCCGGGCGCGGCTGTACTACGTTGAGTACGTGAAGGAGACGGGGCGAGCGCGGTGGGGGTGCGAGTCGAGGGAGTGTGCCGCGGTGGTGACGGTTCCGACGGCGGACCCGACGCAGGAGGCGGCAGCAGAGGCGGAACTGCGAGAGGTGAAGCGGCAGAACGGGAGGCGGCGACAGGCTATGTCGCGGGCACGCAGGCGGGTGCGGGAAGCGGCGATTCCGGCGGGGGTGGGGGATGGGGGCTGAGGTGTCACACAAAGTGCCTCTCCACGGGCAAGCCAGGGGCATTGGCGGGGACGTTGGGTGCGGGGGTAGTGGTGCGGTACTGCGGAGCGGTGAGAGGGCCGCTATGGAAGCTCTAGCGGCTTGCAGACACGAGGTCTGGAGCCTGGACGACGGGGGATTGCGGTGCGCGGCATGTGGCGGTCGTCCCTTCGCCGACGACTTCCGGCCGCAGGTGGAGGCGGATGCAGAGGTCGGCATGTCGGGGAAGACGCTGGAGAAGGCGACCCCTCTTCGGCGGAGCGGGTGGGGCCCGTGGGGGCGGCCGTGGACATAGGGGGTGAGCGATGACGGTGCGATGGATGGTCTGCGATGCCTGCGGCAGGTTGTGTCTCGCGCAGGATGGGGTGGATGGCGTGAGTCTCTGCGCGAAGTGCGGCAGCCCGATGCGATTCGCGACCCCTGCCGAGGAGGCGGTGGGGGCACTGAAACTCGGGAGGACTTACGACCCATGAACCGGGAGGTGGCTGACATGACATGGACTGCGACGGAGGCTCTGGCGCTGGCGTCGATTTCGCGGGACGGGGTCGGGGCGCTGACCGACACGGAACTGCGGTGGGGTTTCCGGTTGATGGTGACGCCGGAGGGGATACGGGTGCAGGATGGGAGTGGGATGGTCGCGGGTGAACGAAAGGCCAAGTCCGCCTTCGCCCGCGTGGTCAAGGCCGACGACGAGCGCCAGACGGTCGCCGGGGTCGTCTATATGGCCGATGATGAGCAGGTGCGCGCCTGGGTTGCGAAGGGTTCCCCAGAGGACCGCAAACCCGACGTGGTAGACACGCAGGGCGACTGGATTTCGGAGGCCAACCTGCGGGAGAGCTTCGATGGGTTTATGCGGCACATCGACCAGGTCGCGCGCTCGGGCGATTCGCGGCCCTTTGGCCTCTCCCATCGGATGCTGCGCGAGGACATGACGCTCCTGCAATCCGCCCTGCTGCGCAAGGGCAGCCACTGGCCAGAGGCAGATTCGCCCCCGCTGACAGCGGCACTGAACTGGGTGCAGGAGAATCGCTTTGATACGCCGGCAGCCGAATGGGAGAAAATCAAGGGGACGATAGAGGCGGAGGGCGGATGGTCCCTGGAGGGAGTGGCCCTCAAGTGATGGCGAAGAGCGTCGAGCTAGTCGCGCTGGACTGACCAGACGGACATATCAACGGAGGTGGAAGACGATGGGAAAGCAGATGGCGCAGGAGCAGGGCGTAACGGCGACCGCGGTCTCGCAGGTGCAGCGGCATTTCTGTGAGGAGTGCGGCGTGACGGTCGAGCTGGACATGCTGGGCGGCGGTACTACTGCCCGGTGCGGCGAGTGCGGTTCGATACTTCGCCCGTTCGTTGAGGAGAGGGCCTTCTGCCGTATCTGCGGCCGCAGTGGTCGGCCGGGCTACGGGTTTTGCTCCTCGCAGACCTGCGGAGGTCGGATGATTTCACGGGCGCAGTTCGAGCAGGAAAGTCGAGAATGGCGCGCCTGGGATTTGGTCGGGACGGTGAACCTCTCGCAGGAGGAGTTCCGCATTTGGGCATTGACGCACTTGCCCGAGGGCGGTATTGAGGCCTTGCGGGCGATTCGCACTCGACTGCTCGCCGAAGACGCGGCGGCCGCGGTGAGTGCCCATGCCTGAGATGCGAAGGGATGGTGGGAATGGGATTCAAAGCGACAACGAAGGAGGTGGTGACGATGGCTGAGACTGCATTGGAGGAAGCGGAAAGAAGGGGACGATTGCTCCTGGCGAAAGGCGACGTGACGAGCCTGGATGAGGGGATTCGGCTGGTGCTCGACAGCGACCCCGCGTTGTATGAGCGGTTCCGGGCTGAGTCCTTCAGCGAGAGCTACGCACGCGAACTGATGCGCCCGAGGGCGACCCCGGAGCAGCCGAAGGCGGCCTCGACGGACGTGGCCAAGGCGGCGAGGACGTCGCGGGTGGATGCCTTCTGGGGTTCGATTGACCCGTTGCTTGAATGGTGGGTTAGGAAAGGGCAGGCGCCCGACAAGGACGCGGCCTTCCGGCAGTTGTGCGACGACTATCCTGATCTGCATGCGCTGTACCGGCAAGTGAGTTCGTGATGCGGGATGGTGCTTCACCTCCTCCATATGCGGCGCGCTTCGACCTTCGCAGGGGGCGCGTTGCTCTGGCCGGGCACGGCAGTCTTGGCCCTGCTTGTGCCCGGCCTTCGAGTGCGAAGGTGGGGATATGACTCCGCCCACGAAGGGAGAGGACGATGACGCGCAAGGTTGACTTGGATGCACTGTACGTCATAGAGGGGCTCGAACTGACCCTCGGCGGGAACACCTACACCGTCGCGAGTCTGAGTGCCGGGCAGATCCTGGGCTTGCAGGAGGCCGTCGAAAAGCGCACCGAGGCGGGTGCGATAGAGGCCCTCTTCGGCATACTCGGGGCGCTCGGGGTGCAGCGGGAAGAGCTCCTGACTTGGGATTTCCGCGTGATGTTGGCCGCGGCGCGGGTCCTCATCGAACACTTCACCTCAGTGCAACAGGTAGCGGCGCAAACGGGGCAGAGTGCTGAGGTGGCAGAGGTTGACGCTAGTATAGTGAACTGAGACGGGCGGGGAAGGAGGTGGGGATATATGACTGCGACCATGGGCGGGATGGGCGGCTACAACGTCGGCGCGGTGGTGGCGACGATCCGGCTGAATACGGCAGAGGCCATCAAGGGCGCCGACAAGTTCACGGCCACCGTCAAAGGCATGGCCGGAAAGATACAGGCCCATGCCCTACAGATTCAGGGCCTCGGCCTTGCCCTGACCGGCATAGGTGCTGGCGCGGTGATGCTGGGGAAGCAACTCGTCGGCGCGGCAGGGCAGATGGAACGGTATCAGGCGCAGTTCGAGGTGCTGACTGGAAGTGTCGAGGCCGCGCAGGAGCGGATTCAGAAGCTCGTGGCATTCGCCGCGAAGACCCCCTTCGACCTCCCCGGAATCATCGAAGCGGATAAGCTCGTGCAGGCCTTCGGTCTCGACCTGGGCGGCCTCGAAAAGACGATGACGACGTTCGGGGACGCGGCCGCCGCGATGGGTATCGACATCAGCCAGGTGATTCGGAACTTCGCCAAACTCCAGGCGGGTATGTTCGACATGGCGGAGATGGCCCCCCTCGGAATCACTCGCGACAAGCTCCGCGAGTTCGGCGTGCAGTTCACGAAGACCGGCGAGGTCATCAACCGTGAGGACCTCTTCCCGGCGGCCATCAAACTCATCGAGAAGTTCGCGGGGACGATGGACAAGGTATCGCAGACGACGGAGGGGGCACTGTCGAACCTCGGCGACTCCTTCTTCCAGCTCAAGGCCACCTTTGGCGCGACCGTCGCGCCGATAGTGCAGGAATGGGTTCGGAGTACGACCACGGCGATTGAGGGCGTACAGAAGTGGGCGACGGCGAACCCGGAATTGACGGCTACGCTCGTTCAGGTCGGCCTGAAGATCGGACTCGTCTGTGCCGCGTTGGGGCCGTTTCTGATCTTGCTTCCAAGCCTTGTATCGGGCATAGGTCTAGTCGTCGCGGCCATCACCAGTCCCATCGGCCTCATAGTCGCACTCTTGGCGATCATCCCCGCTTCCATACTGGCAGAGAAGGCCCTAGATGCCTATACGGCTGCGGTTCATCGCGCCGCCGAAGTTCGCCTGCTGGCTCCAGCCGCGTTGCTGAAGCAAGTGAAGGATGCGGAGGCAGTCTTCGAGGCGTACTCTATCGCCCTTTCGCATCAGGCAAAGCTGGAGCTTGACTCCGGGAACACGCTCAAGAAGAGCAATGAGCAGTGGCTTCTTCGCAAGAAGTACGTGGGCGAGGCGACGAAGGAGGAGATCGAATACCTCACGCAACTGAATACCGTCCGCTACTGGACAGATGAGTATTCGAAGGCCCAGGAGAAGGCGAACACGGCGGTATCTGAGTTCACAAAAGGAAGTGAGGCGGCTGCTGGAGGAGGCGCTGGAGGAGGTGCGGGCGGCAAGGGCGTCAAGTTGCTGGCGACGCGCCTGGAAGAGGCGGCGAAGAAGGTCAAGGAGTTGCGGTCGGAGGTCGCTCGCCTACCCGCCGGGAAGACGGCTTGGGCAGAGGCGACGGAGGATCTCAACGAGGCCCTGGCGGAGTTCAACCGACTGCTGGCCACCTCCTCGGATGACATCGAAGCGATCCTCCCGCTCTTTGATCGCTGGGCGCGGAGCATATGGGCGATAACACAGACTCATCGCAGCCTCACAGGCATTGCCCCTGTGTCAGAGGGTGTGGTCCGCGCCTATAACGCGATGACGGCGGCTGCCCGTGCCTTCGCAGACGAGACAAAGCCGATGGAGTTCAAGCGCGCCCCCTATGTGATGCCCACCCTCGAAACGACGGACATCACCCTAACGCGGGAACGCTTGGCGGAGCTGTACGAAGAGTGGAAATACGCGTCGGACGAGAGACGACTGGTGATTGAGGCGGAGATGACCGCGATCACCGACAAGCTCGGGGAACTCAAGCCGAAGATGAAGACGGTCGCCGATGCCGTCTCAAGCATCTGGCTCAATACCTGGGCCCGCATCGAGAACACTTTTGCGGATGTGATCTTCGGTACCATGAAGGGGATCGGTGACCTCGCCAAGTTCGCGCAGAGCGCGTTCGATGCCATCCTCCAAGCCTTAGCGCAGATATGGGCGAATAAGGCTATGGTCTGGCTGGCCAAGGGCGGCGGTATCGGTGACATCGTTGCTACCATCAAGGCCTCGCCTGAGTTGCTTCAGGCCTTATCCTATTTCGGAGCGGGCGTCACAGTCTTTGAGGCCGCTTCGGGAAACTGGGTTAGGGCCGCAGTTTCGTTGGTTGCGACCATCGCGCTTCAGAGGATGGCGGCTGCCGCGCAGGTCTCAGCGGCGGCAGGACAGGCATCGGCTGCAGTCACTCAGGTGGCTGCAGCTACCAGTAACAGCGTCGCGGCTGGGATAAGTACCGTAGCCGCTACAGCCAGTGTTACTGCTGGCGGCGTGATGGCCGCAGCGATGGGCGTCGGTGTGGCCGCGGCCGTCGGGATGGCCGCTGCTGCTGCCACAATGATGGCGGCTGCAGTCATCATGGCGGGGGTGAATGTC